GTGAACCGCCACCTCTGGCTCCGGGCCCACCACTCGGTGATCTGGCACGCCTACCGGGCCGACGAGGTTGAGACCGCGGACTCCCACTCGCTCAAGGCCGCGTGTGGCCATGAGGTCCGCCGTGTCGACCTTGCCGCTGGCCCGCCGCCACCAGCAGTCGAGTTTGTCTGCGTCGTCGACATCGAGCTGCTGAACGCCGAGCGGCTCCCCAAGCCGCTTCCCGATCGTCCCCGCACCGGAGGAGACCACGATGACCAAGCGCACTAGGCACAGATTCTTGGACGGCCCCTACGCCATCTTCGCGTGGCTCGGCGTCGCCCTGCTGTGGCTCGCGTTCATCTTCTCGTTCTTCGCGATGACGAGCCGGGGCTGGGGTTCGGCGTTCTACGTGTGGCTGCCGATGATGCTGGGCGGCGCGTGGGGCATCTGGTTCACGTTCGCGAAGCACGAGGAACGGCACCCCGGTGTGACGAAGCGGGGTGCGATGCACATCGCCGTCGCCCTCTTCACCGCCTACGTCGTGCACAAGGTCTGGAACCGCAACCGCCATTGAACTGCTTCGTAAGCGCCCACCAAGATCCATAAGCGTCAATACTTGCTCATACCCCTATGAGCGCCTATGGTCGTGCCGTGGCAACGACACAGGGGAGCGAAACCCCTTACACGATGTTCGTCCCCCAAGGACACGACAAGGTCCGACTGGTTGGCCCAGGAGGGGTCGAGGTGATCGTGCAGTTCCCCGCAGCGTCAACCGGGGCTGCCGACGCACCGCTTTTCACCTCCGAGGTGCAGGCCCGGATCGACCGGTGGCGTCAGTACGACCCCGCCTCGCCTGCTCCCGTGTTCGCGGAGCGGCTCGTGAGCGAGTTCGGCTACGAAGTGCAACAGCCGCCGAAGTCGGGAGCCGAGCTGCGGTTCGTCTTCGCCAAGCCGGGCAAGGGGGCGGCGACACTCTGGATGAACACCACAGGCATCCACAGCATCGCGGCGCCGCAGGCCGAGTTCGCGGCTAGGTTGCAAGGCGCGCAGAAGAAGGAAGACAACCGTGTCGTCTTTCTTTTTGACAGCGATGGCTTCGACTTCGACCTCGTCGCGACCCGCTTTGCCGAGTGGGCTGCGAAGGAAATCTACTGATGTAGCAACAAGAACAAGCCCCGGTCCACATGGGTCGGGGCTCGTTGCTGTCAGGAGGCCTTGCTGGTGAGGAACAGCGGCGGCGGGTTGGGCACGGTGCCACCGAGCTCCCGCACGGTGCTGACGACGATGAGGTCCCACTCGTGGTGGACCTGGAGGATCTCGCGCTGGCGATCCTGCTCGTCTTCCATGCGGTCGACCTTGTCGGCGAGCTTGTCCAGGCGCTCGTTCAGCTTGACCGCGTAGTCCACGGAGCTCGCGGTGAGCACCTGTGCGGCGTCGGCTTCGAGCTTGCGCTTCTCGGACTTGAACCTCAGCGCTGCCAACGTTCCACCGATCACTCCCCCGCCACCCAGCGAGGCGCCCACGACACCAACCCAGTCCGGAAGCGCCATTAGCTCGTCCTTTCATCAGGGGCTCTGGCGACGAGCTCGGCCGCCACGCCTGAGAGTTGCTTCGCGCGGCGGATCTTCCAGATCCGGCAGATCGACGCGATGGCCAGCGCGAACAGGAACGCCGCGAACCCGAGAGCCCGGCTGCCGTTGACGCCGAGAGACCAGAGGCCGTACCAGGCCCCGATGCCGGCCAGCGGCCACAAGCCGATGCGCTCGATCAGCACCCCGGAGACGTTGCCCATGATCATGCCAGCCAGGGCCGCGAAGGCCGAGAGGGCGAACCCCGCGATGAAGACTCTGCCCCAGGGATCCGGGAACACCCTCAGGGTGCTTGTCGCGAACCTGTTGAAGTCCACGAGGGCCGCGAGTCCGTAGAGGACGACCGCGGCGAGCACGGTGATCTGGAACGGCTCCCGTCCTGACGGGATGAGCTTCATGCGTTCCCTCGCGTAACTCAGAAGATGTAGGACTCGTAGCTGATCTGGGCGACCAGGTAGTCACCGTTCGCCCACGTCTGGGGAACGGTGGAGCGGAAGGTGTCGCCACCGCCGTTGTCGGTCATCGTCATCGCGGTGCCGCCGCTCTTCACATGGCAGACACCGACCCGGTTGGCGGTGCCGCTGTCGAACACGTAGACCAGCCCCACCCACAGCGAGTTGGCGCCCAGCCCTGGCACCGTGGCCGCAGCCTCAGGAAGGGCGAAGGACCAGAAGCCTGATCCGAACGTCGTCGTGGAGCCGGGCAGCATAGAGACCCTGACCATGACGGTGATGCCGATCTTCGTCCACGCACCGGTGAGAGTGCCGTTACCGATCGAGGGGTTGCTCGAATCTCCGGTCCATGTCGGGGTGTACGTGGTCCACGCCGCACCCACGGCGGCGTTGAGCGTCGAAGCGGTCAGTTTCTCGCCCGCGTAAAACATGTCGTCCTCCTACAATCCCAGGTAGCTCGGGCGAGCCAGGCGGACTGGCCGGAACAGGTCGTGAGCCTTGACGACGCCGTTCGTGCTTCTGACGACGGTGAATGTCTGAGGTGAAGAGGCACCGCTCACAGCGGTCACAATCATTTTCTCTCCCCCGGCCTTCACGTCGTAGGGCTGGTCGGCACCGCTCCAGAGCACATCAGGGTTAACGTCCACCTGGATGCTGGTTTGTGTCGAATCAATGGGCGCGTTGAGCGTAGTGGCGTTATCCGCGTCGAAGCTGTCATCAAGGTAAGAGGCGTCCAGCTCAAAGACTCGATATGTGGATGCAGGTATGCACACCAATTCTAGCGTGTGATTGAACCGCGTAAGATGGCGGTTGATTCCAACCACAATCTGATCGGCATCTTCGTAGATCCATGCGGCACTCAAGTCAGCGAGGGTGACCTGGTCCCCAATGTCGAGATCGAGCAGCCTGGCGTACAACTCAGCGTTATCTTCGAAGATCTGCGTTCGGTGAAGTTCGATCACGACCTTCGGGTAACGCGGATCTTCGACCAGCCCCTGATGAACTCGCCAAGCCCCCTGGTCAATCAGCTGTGCGTCTGAATATAGATTCAGATCGACCCGGAGAGGCGAGCGGTTGAAGGGCCCCCCAGAGGTGGGGTTGATGAGCAGCTCACCCTCATCACCAGAAGCAACGGTTGCCTCACCGCCCAGCCAGTTCTTGACCAAGACGGAGTCATGTAGGTCCTTGGTGTCGCTCACCGGCTTCCAGGGAGGACTGAGCTCTCCATTGGCCAGGCTGAGCGTCGCCCAAGAAGTCTGCGTGTAGAGGGACTTTCGCGTCCGGTAGGACATGCTTTCCGCTGAACGGTGCTCATACAAGATGCCGCCGTCGGCTTCGGCGCATTCATCCAAGATCTTCAACAGATCTTCGGTCGGCTGTGGTCCCATCGGTTCGGTATCGGAAAGGTCACCGATCCACGCGAACGGGAAAGGGAAGTAGTTCAGCGTTGCGCATGCTCGGGACATCCGGTCACCGGCCGTTTCTCCCCTGAAACCGAACGCGGCATCCCAAGCCTCATAGGCAGAAGTCGAGAAAGATCCGTTGTAAACGGCGACGTGGCCGATAGACATAGGGTTCGACGGACCGGCCGCGTTCGAGAAGAGGATGAAGAAGATCGAGCCGAGTGTGCCTGCATACGCGCTGCCGGTCACGCTTTCACCGTCGATCAGCAAATCCCAGGCGATCGTTCCCGACCCAGCAGCCGCCAGCCGGATGTGGTGCACACCTCCATCGAAAGCACGCGGATAGGACACAACTGTTGAACCAGCATCATCGACAACCGTGATTTGCTTGGCGGAAACATCGAAGATGACATCAAAGGCACCGTTATCATGCAGAACCTGAAATGCAGTATCCTCCTTTGCGCCTTCCGAACGGGTGAAGTCAAACATCCATCCCGATGCCGCCGAGAAGCCCTGCATAGAAATGTCGCCCTGAGTGCTGAAGGTGTCCGGACCTTGCAGCTGAACTGAAGGCGCCAACCACGGGGCCAACACTCCCTGCCCGAATACACGCTCAGGGGAGATTGCGCTCGTGAGAGTAAGCGGTCGATCCCCGATGAGTGGCTGACCTGTCGTGGAAAGAGGACCGTCCTCAAGTGGCCAATAGTGCTGGACCTCCGCAACTCCCTGCCCATCGGTCGGGATAAATCGCCGAGGAGCGGAACGAATCAGACCAGAACCACGGTTGACAAACTCCCTGACACCCCTGGAGTCGATTTCGACTGTGTTGTCCTGCCCGGAGGCATCTCGACCCTGCGGCCATCCATAGATCTCGGTGTAGGCGAGCGGACAGCGAATCTCGATGTCGTCGTAGCTGAACACCAACGGCACGTTCGTGTTGCCAGTATCGACAACCGAACGGATGGCGAACCTGCCTGACGCCTTGCGGATGGTGCTGGTTGCGTAGCCACCCGAATCAACCGCTGTGATCATCCAGTCCAAAGGCTCGGCGCTGGTGGCGACCCATGCTTTCGCCCGAACCGTTTGACCCTCCACATGGGCCCGGAGCTTCAGCGCCTGAGACGAGGTGTGCGTGATGCCGGAGACGACAACAGGCGCACCGACGAGGCTCGTACCCGCCGAGTCCAGGATGTCCAGGGACAGGCTCTCGTCGGTGGCGATGAGCAGGCGCACCGCGTAGTACTCCGTCAAGCCCGGCGACAGCCGAAAGAACATGTCGGCGGCTACCACACCACCTGTGATGTTGCTGGCGCTGAGCGAAAACGTCATGGTGGCGTCGAAGTCGCGCTGGTCGAAGTCGGCCAGGTAGCTCAGACGCTCGCTGAGGGCGCTGCTGATCGCGTGGGTCGCCTTGCCCCCGGACTTGGCGTAGTCGCCCGCAGAGCCACCCGAGGTGGACCACGCGTAGGGCGTCCAGGCACCGTCAGCATCGGCATCCATGGAGCCCCAGCTGTTGGTGGCGTTGGTCGTAGCCGTGTCCTTCGCCAGCCGGAGTGACGTCTCCATGGAGTTGTTGCGGCTCAGGTACTCGTAGTAGGCCCCCATCGGGTTGAGTTCCGAGTAGTTGCCGCTGTTGTTGTTGAGGGTGAAGCCGCATCGTTGTGGAGGGGCTGAGGTGTCCTCGTCCTTGCGTCCACGTTGGATGGTCACACCCTGCGCGGCGCGGACGTCGCTGGAGATGTCCACCCAGTCGAAGTTGAGAAAGACGCGCGTCACGATGTCGTTCACGAGCCGGGCCATCAGCCAAGCACCTCCGGCTTACCTCCGCGCTTGCGCACGACGCCCTTCAGCGGGTCGACCAGGAGCGCCGCGAGCACCTTGCCGTCGACCTCCAGCACGATGGGCATTGGGCCACCACCCATGCCTCCGCCACCGCTACCGAACATCTGCTGCTCCAGGCGGCGTGTGGTTCCCGCGTTGATGACCGTGGATCCGTTGGGAAGGCGAACGTTCTCGGGACCCTGCTCGTTGATGATGGTGTCGCCGCCGCGGGCTCCACCGGTCGCGGCGTGCGCCGTGGAGCTGATGCCACCGGTCGCCAGACGACCAGCTGAGGCAAGACCACCGGACCCGAGCACCGACGTGTAGATCTGGACGGTGCGGCCGTTGTTCATGCGGATGAAGCCGTCGATCATCCCCTGCGCCGTGTTGACACCGAGCAGCTGCAACGAGGTCGCGATCTGTTGCGGGGTCAGCGCGTACTGCCGGTTGAGTGCGGCGATCTGCTGCTCGTTGAGGCCCGCCTGGCGCCACGTCTCGTTGAGACGGTCGCGCATGCGGTTGGTGTCGTTGATGAACTGCTCGCGGCTGCCCTGCCCGTTCGACACAGCCGAGGCCATCTCCGTGAACGCCTCCTGGACGTCACGGACCTGGTCGTAGAGCTCGCGGCCCGTTCTCGTTAGTGACGTCGAAGGCGCCTGCCTGGTCGAGCAACGTGGAGCCGAAACCCTTGGCCTTGGTCTCGGCGTCGAAGAACTCCTTGCCAATCTTGCTGATGGCGTCAGCGCTGGAGGAGAGCGCCTGGGTGTAGTCCGGGGTCTGACCCGAGAGCTGATCCATCAACTTCAGAAGCCCCGACGCCTTCTTCGCCGAGTCGTCGCCAGCGTCACCGATCTCCTCGAACGCGGCAGCGACTGTCCGCATCGCGGGCGTCGACTTCTCCGACGCGGCCCCTACAGCGTCGAGCCGGTCGCGGGCGGCCTCCAGCTTGTCGAGCTGTCCCCAGGCGTCCATAAAGCGGACGACCGAGGCGGGAAGGATGTTGTTCTTCGCGCCCTCGTAGATGTCGTTGAGGACTTCCATGGTGCCGAGACCGACCTCGCCCAGCTTGCCCATGAGGAAGACCGCGTCGCCCAGAGCCTTGGGGTTCTTCTCGACTGAGCGGGCCAGATCCCCGAAGCTGTCCGCGAGACCCTCGATGATGCCGGGCAGGCGCCCGCCCAAGTCGTTCAGAACAGCCTTGAAGGCAGAGCCGATCGGCTGGAGCGCTGGGCGGAACTTGCCCAACGAACGCGCCAGGTCATCACCGAATTGCGATACAGCAGGAGCTGTGTCGCGAAAGAACGCCGACAACTCCGGCTTGAGATTGTTGAACTCGCGCCGTGCCGAGTTGGTGATGTCAGCCCAGGTCTTCTCGTACGGCTTCGCAATCTGCTCCATGCCCGAGGACATGTCGCGCTTGAAGTCGTCGATGATGACCTTGGTGCTGGACGATCCCGCTGACGCCTTCAGACCGAGGCCGGCAAGCCCCGCACCGAACGCGGTGACAGTCGCACCAGCCATCGCCGCACCCGCGACCACACCAGCAGCAGCCGCAGCACCAGCGACTCTGGGGTCATTCAGCGCGCCGGGGAGCTTGGCCACAAGCCCCCCAGCACCGTCGAGGATCTTGCCGAAGCTGCCAGAGAAGGCGGACCCGGACTTCGAGCCCGCTCCCGCCCAGATCGACGGCAGGCCACCGAGCGACTTACCGAGCCCCTTCGAGCTGGAGTCGAGGTCCTTGATCTCCTTGCTGAGCTCCTTGGCCTCTTTCTTGGCGACGCCGAATCCGCCTCGGGAGACGTACTTATCCGAGACGATTACCTGAACTTCATTCACTCGGCACCCCCTTCAGATTCGATGGCCAGCAACTCAAGGAGTTCGGTGGATTCCTCCAGCAATGCGTTCGGCAGGCATTTGAACCGGTCGCACATCCGGAGGATCCACTCCGTCTCTTTCAGCTCGCGAGGCTTTCGGACAGGGACTCCATCGGAATCAACTCCTCCGCCAGCGAACTTCCACCGACGGAGGGCTTCGCCAAAGGGCGGCTGATGCTCCCCAGCGCGTCAACCCATGCGCGGATTAGGATCAGGACGAACTCCCGGTCCTGGTCCCACAGCCCAGCCTCGGTGGCGGGAACCGGTACCTCGTCCTCATCGGTGAGGTTCCAGTCCAGCAGGCAGGTCGAGAAGACCTTGATGATGAACTCGAACTGCGAGTCGGGGTTGGCCGCGAAGTCGTAGACGGTGCCGTCCTCGTCCTCAAAGGACTCTGGTGGCTCGCCGTCGATGATGCCCGTGATCGCCATGTACTTGCGCAGGCTGGTGGCCGTGGCACGTGCCTCCAAGCCTGCGAGCTCCTCGCCCTCGGGCCACACCAGCTTGTACGTCTTGCGGCGCGTGAAGAAGCCCTTGCCCATCAGGTCGTCCAGGCGTTGAAGACGCCACCGGTCAGCACGCCGGGAGAGGCCCACACGAGGGAGCCGTCCTGGGCACGCGTCCAGGTGTAGTCGGTGAACAGGTACTCGTTGGAGAACAAGGGAGTTCCCGCGTCGATCGTCACCGTGCGCGCCACCGAGGTCGTCGGCACCGTCTTGAAGACGTCGTGCTGCTGGTTGCTCGCGGCATCGACGGTGCCGGTCAGGTTGATCGACGAGTCCGCCAGGAGCAGGAGGCGGTCCATGGCGGACGCGTCCTGCCCTGTGGTGTCCTGCACGCCGCGTGGCATCGCCAGGTCCCAGTTGGTGACCTGCGGCCGGATGTCTCGTGGCGTGCCACCCGCGTCGTCTACCGACAGCGCGGCGAGGGCCACACCGGTCTGCTTGCTCATCTTCTCCTCCTCAGCCCTGCGCCAGCCGGGTCAGCAGCTTGTCGCGGTGTTCGGACATGTCGTCGATCCAGTCGGCCATGCTCTGGTGGGTGCGCTGTTCGCCTCGCGGATTGCCGCGCCAGTCCCCGCCTCGGACGATGAAGAGCTCCGGACGGCCGATGCGGACGCGGTGACGGCCCGCGTCGCCGTCGAAGCAGGTCTGGCCCGCCTCGAACTCCCAGAAGGTCTGGCCAGGTCCGAGGTCCACCGTGCGGAACCTCTTGCCCGACTGCTTGATGTCACGCAGCAGGAGCTCGCCGTTAGCGCGCTTGGCGATGCGCTCGATGTGGATCCGCCAGCCGTGGCGGTAGTTCGCGCAGTCAGCGTCCTGGCAGGTGGCGACCCGCCAATGCGTCGACAACGGCGCCTGGATGCCGTAGGTCTTCATGGCGTGGGCCGGCAACTGGGGAGTCGCTCGGTTGAGCTTCAGACGTGCGAACGGATCACGCATGGAAGATCACCTCCACCAGGTTCTTCTCGACGGCGACTCGGAACACGAGGTTGGTGAAGCCGCCGGTTGTCGTGGTGACCACGCGCAGGTAGCGCTTGATGGTCAGATTGCGGGCGGTCTCGATCCGGACCGCTGTTGGCGCCGCGGTGATCGAGCCGAAGGAGCCCCCGGTCACGTCCGACCAGGCGTCGTTCACGCCGTTGTCGATGCTGTGCTGGAGCTTCACGGTCACGTCGGTACCGGTGAGGGAGGTGACCTGAAGGTGGGCCTGGAGGCCGAACCGCATCGGGTAGACGATCGCGGCCGTGCCGTTGAGCGTCCACACGCGACCGGTGGCGTCGGTGAGGCCGGAGACGTTGGGGATTGGGTGTGCCACCGAAGTGCCGCCGATGCCGCTCTTGACGTCGACCTCGTAGACCTTGCCCGCGAAGAAGTCCGACGTGCCAGCGTTGCGGGAGCCGATCTCCAGCACGGCGGTGCCCGCGAAGACCGAGGTGGCCGTCGCTGTGGTGATGGTGGCGCCAAGCTGGGTCCAGGTCGAGCCGTCATCGGAGGTGTAGAACTTCACGTCGTAGCCGGAAGCGCCGTTGTCGACGTCGAGCGTCGCCCGGACCCACTTCTGTGCACCGTTGGCCAGCGAGGCGAGGTTGGCGGTGCTGGTCTTGCTGATGCCCGTGACGCCGTCGGCGGAGAACTGAAGGATCAGCGTGCCCGTGGTGGTCAGCACCAGAGCGTACGAGCGCTGGTTGCCCGTGACCGTGTACTTGCTGACGATGTAGCCGTCGGCAGCTGGGGTCCAGTCGTTCGGTGCGATCTTCGCGCGGATGTCGAGGTCGCCCGTGATGTCGAGGGCCGCCGCGTCGGGCGTGGTGACGGTGTTGCCCGAGGAGCCCGGAAGCGAGATGTAGAACTCGCCGTCGGAGTCGTCCACGCCGGAGCCGTTGGTGGCGGCCGTGTCGGTGCGCGGATCGGCCGTGAGCAGCTCGCACCACTCCAGGCCGTAGCCGGAGCCCTGGGCGTTGGTCGCGAAGCCGACCGAGCCGTCCTGGTTGCGGGTGGCGTCGTAGTTGGCCTGCTTGGCAACCAGGCACGCGACGGGCGAGCCGACCGTGGTCCCGGCGCAGTACATCAGCAGCTGGTTGCTGGCGCTCATGGTGCGGAAGCGGTCGTGCGCCGATGCCGCTGCACCGTCCAGGAAGGACTTCACCGACAGGCGGCCGTCACGAATACCGAGCAGGCGGTCCATGGCGCTCTGGTTGATCGCCGTGAAGTCGAGCGCGGGAGCTCCACCGCCGATGTCCTCGACGGCGTTGATGCCGCCGGAGAGCTTGTAGCCGTCGGCGTAGAACTCGTGACCCAGGCCGGTTCCCTTGGTCATCTCAGATCACCTGGTTCCAAATGTCGTTGACCACCAACGGAATCGTGATGTCGAAGATCCTGAACATGCCGCTGTCGATCTGGAGATAGCCGCCCTGACCGGACAGCGCCGTTCCGGTCATGCCGAGCAGGTCGACGTACCGAATGGCGTCGCCCAGGTCGATGTCGCCGGAGAACGCCTCGATCACCTTCGCGGCCGCGAGCGCCATCTGGATGTCCAGGGCGCTCTCGGGCTTCTGGAGCATGTTCGAGTAGATCCGGCCGGTGAAGACCACCAAGCCAGTCGTCGAGGCCTGGCCTGACTGCGAAGGCACGGGAGCGATGCGCTGCAAGAAGAACGCGAAGTTGAGCCCCTTGCCCGGCGCGCTCTTGGGCTCGCTCAGGTTGACCTGCTCGAACAATGCGAGCTTCTTGACCATCGACTGCATGCGCTCCAGCGGAACCTTGATGTCGAGGCTCATCCGTTCAGCCTCCGCATCAGGTTGGGCAGCAGGCGCTGGACGATCTGGGGCGTGCGCCGTTGCAGGAGCTGTGTGCTGCGGCGCCAGAACGTGTAGCCCTTGAACCGGGACTTCTTGTTGCGCGAGCCCACGCCCGCGAGCCATGGGCCGTAGACCATGCCGCCGTCGGTGACCTCGTGGCGGCTGCCGTAGTTCACGACGTGCAGCGAGCTCGCGTAGCGGCCGGTGGGGTGCTGCACGTCCCTGGCGAACTCGGCCAGGACGGTGTCCTTACCTTCGTCGGCCACCTCACGCCCCGCCTCACGCGTGAAGTCTCGGGTGTGCCGCTCGGCACGGCCGTCGAAGACGGGGCCCTTGGTGGTCATCTCAGCGCTCACGACAGCACCCGCCCATACAGCACCTCGGCACGTGCGCGGAGCTCCTTCAGGGCCCGGCCGCTCGCCTCGCGCTCACCCTCGCCGGAGCCCATCCGGCGCGAGTAGCCGCTGTTCTTCTGGAGGATCGTGTTGATCGCCTCGGCGGCGCACAGCTCCTCCAAGAGCTCGGGCACGACCCACACCGTGACGGTGGAGTCGTCGGTGTGATCTGTAGCCGTGGTGCCGAAGGCGCCCCGCTTCACCCGCAAGGACCGCGCCGCGTAGACGTCGGCACCGTTGGTGTGCGCAGCCAACGTGGATCCGTCCCAGGCTCGCTGGACGATCAGGTTGTTGCCCGCGATCTCCTCGATGAGCATGCGCTCCGAACCGATCATGATGACCTCGCCTTCGATGAAGGCGGCGCCGCTGCTGACCGGCACGGTGTCGGTGCTCATCTCGTCGTCCAGGTCGGACGCGAGGTTCTGCGCGGTGTCGACCATGCGCTTGTCCACCACGGCCATGCGCTCGGCGTCGACCTGGATGATCGAGCCCACGCCGATGCTGACGGAGTCGGTGACGAGCACGGTGGTCGTCTCGTCGTCGAGGCTCGCGGTGATCGTGCCCGCGTCCTCCTGGTCGTCGCTGTAGCCGAGCCAGCCTGTAACCAGGACGCCCTGCTGCAACGTGTTTGAGGAGAACGTGGCAGAGCTGTTGCGGTCAACCTCGATACGGTCGTAGGGCGGCCCGTCGTTGGGGTACAGCAGGTACGAGGAGCTCGGGATCTCCACGCCGTCGACCGTGATGGTGTCGACGCTGATGAACTCGTTCTCGTCGAGCCAGAGCCGGTACGACCAGGAGCGAGGGTTCGCCGGCCAATCGAAGGCAGCCGTGGCGTAGCGCGGGAAAAACTTCCTGCGCATCAGGCCCTCGATGGACCGCGTGGCACCTACGATCGCCCGGTCGACGATCCGGTTGGTGCGCGCGGTCTCCTTGAAGTCCAGGTCGCTCTTCACCTTCTCGCGCGTGGTGTACCAGGCCGAACCGGTGAACACCGCTGGCGTCGAGGTGATGACGGTGACGACCTCGGAGGCCGAGCCCTCGGTGGCCGACCAGATGACCGTGTACGCACCGACTGGCAGGCCGGAGGACGGCGTCCAGCTGTAGCTGTAGACGCCCGTGGCGACGTGCGTGATGCCCACCGCGGTCGTGGCCAGCACCGTGCCTGAGCTACCGGTGATGGTGATCGTCAGGCTGGTGACATCGTCGAGCGGACCGCCTGGGTACTCGTAGAACTCGACGGCGAGGGTGACCGGCTGTCCGGTGTACGCCACGGTCATCGCTCCTCCTCACCCGCCTCAAGTTCCTTGATTCGCTGGGACTGCCGGGAATTCATGACCCGCAACATCGAGATCTCGAACTCGCGGGGCCAGTCGCGCTGAAGGGCTTCGATCAGCTCGTGCTCGGTGATCTCCACGTCGCCCCCTACGTCGTGCTGTTCGTGATGAGGCCGAGGGTGGCCAGCTTGGACAGAAGGTCTTGCAGCGCGGCGTTTCCACCCGTCGACCCGGTGACGGTCTGCTTGGCCACGGCCGCCGCGTTGTAGAAGCCGAGGTTGGTGCCGAGGTGCCGCAGGTCGAGCGCCACGTGGAGGGCGTCGTCGGTCTTCAGCACGTTCGCGGCCGAGCGGTAGAGGTTCACGTCGGCCGTGGTGCCGTCGCCGAACAGCACCGTGCCCGACCCGCTGGCGCTCAGATCCACGCGCAATCTGGAGACCGTGTCGGCCGCGAGCCGGATGTCCAAGGCGCGCTTGGACGTCGTGGACGGGTTGATGACGACCACGCCACCTGATGCCGTGCCGTCCGCCGAGGTGGCGAAGGTGGCGGCCGCTGTGGTGCCGTCCGTCGTGGACGCCAGGCCGACGCTGGTGAACTTGTCGTCCGTCGCCAGGGAGTTGGCGGCCAGGCGGTACAGGTTCGTGTCGCGTGCGGCGTTGCCGGGACCCCACTCGACCTTGCCGTCAGCGAAGGCGACGAGGCGGGCGTTCGTGTCGCCCGAGACGCGGAAGTCGAAGAGCCTGTCGGTGCTGGCCGTCAGCAGGCCCGCGTAGGCCGCTCCTGAGCCCGGTGAGCTCGACGGAGCGGCGTAGTAGCCGTGGACGCCCGAGGTTCCCCAGACAGAGCTCACATGGGCCGCTGAGACGCTCGTGGTGCCAAAGCCGATGTTGCCGCTGGAGCGTGCGATGTGCAGCCTCGGAGCGATGTCCACGCCGGAGTCGTCGTAGGCCAGGAGCTGGAAGTCGGTGCCCGCGTTGGCTCCGGCCTCGGTCGTAGTGTTCGCGCGGATCGCCCAGCGCCGTCCTGAGGTGGCACGGTCGCTGCTGGCCGACAGCAGGATGTCTTTGTTGTAGGCGTTGCTCCCGCCGACCCGCAGCACTCGACCACCGGCTGCCCTGATGGAGAAGTCGGCGTCGGCGGTGCGGATGTTGGTCGTCTCCACACCCGTGTAGGCGTCGCCTGGCTGCCACGTCTCCTGGTCCACAAAGGGAATCTCCAGGCGCGTGACCAAGCCGTTGGCCGGTGACATCACCTCGAAGCTGAGGTGGTTGTGGTACGACGCGTTGTCGTTGGCCTTGGCGTGGGCGATGACCCAGGCTTGCGGGCGCCAGCCCTGCGAGGTGTCGGGTTCCTCGGTGGTGGCGTTGTATCCCGCGCGGGGGAAGTACCAGGCGTTGGCGGCCTTGGCGTCGGCGCGCATGAGGAAGTGGCGGATCGTCTCGCCGTACGAGTCGTCCTGGGCACGCTGGTAGCTGTAGAGGTTGAGGCGGCCGGTCGAGTCGGAGCCGGTGCCGTCGTCCTCGCCGCCAGCGAAGGTCGAGGGAATCGAGATGCCGGTGTGGGCGGCCGACTTCCCGTAGCCCGCAGGAAGCGAGCTCGGTGCGGCGTTGCTGGTCGCGTTGACGACCAGGACACCGGTCATGGTGTCGCCGCTGAGGTTGACCTTGGTCGGGTCGCCCCCGGTGTAGCCGGTGGCTGACATGGATTCCCTCGCCTCTGCCTTGCTTTCTGGCCTAGGGCGTTGGTGCTGCCCAGGTGATGGGGTGTGTTCAGTTGTCAGGCAGGTCGGCCTACGGGCCCCTGCCAGTCGCCCATCCGGCAGTTGAGGAGGCCACGCGCCTCGTCGAGCGGGCTGCCGCAGTTCGGGCACTCCAGCGGCTGCTCGGTCTCGGCGCGGAGCAACTCCTCGGCGTTCTGCTGGTAAATGCTGAGAAGTTGCTCCCACGACATGGCTCAGTCCTGCTTCTGGTCGTGCTCGTCGAGCCGGGCCACGATCTCCTCGTGGGTCCCGCCGGCATTGAGGCCGCGGTTCTTGGCCTGCTCGCGCACCTCGGCGTAGGACAGGCCCTCGTACTTGCCGGGTTCCGGCGCCTCAGCGCCCTCCTCGGCCACGAGCTCCTGCTCCCCGTACCAAGCGACGCCCTCGGGGTCGACGACGCAGGGATCGCCGTCTCCGGCGCTGAGAAGCCAGCCCTCGCGCTCGTAGAGCTTGACCAGGCGGGCGTCCTCGTCGGTGAACTGCGGCGTGCCCTGGCGAGCCTTGCGGTCCCAGAAGTCCTGCGGGTCGAGTTCCATCAGGCCGCCACCACCGTCGCGCCGTCCTCGATCGGCGCGTAGGTCAGGTACCAGGTGATCCCGCCATCGGCGCCGGTCGCGGTGACCTGCTCGATGACGCCAGCGGAAAGGAAGATCCCCTTCGCCGCACCGAGGAAGTCGCTGGACACCTTCGAGATCGGGAAGAGGCCCGCAGCGCCGATGCCGTTGACCGGAGCACCCGTCGGGGCACCGCTGATCGACAGCAGGTTGCCAGCGGGCGTGTCGGTCGTGCCCAGGTCCGTGGCCGCGCAGAGGTCCGAAGACGTTCCCGTGGTCGGGTTGTGCTGGAGCTTGACGGTGTTCGCCACCGTGATCGCCGTGGTGACCTTGCCGACGATCGCCGTCACCAGCACAAGTCCGGAGACTGTGAACAGGCTCTTGGTCTCGACGACCAGCGGGGTGTACGCCTTGTTCACGACCTGGCCGAGAACAGCCTTGGTGTACGCGGAGGCTTCGTTGACAACAGTCATCTCAGATCACTCCCCTCAGGCGTTCGCTGCGTTGGGACGCAACAGGTTCGGCAGCTTGGACGGCTTGCGCTGCTGACGGAGTTCGTGCAGGTAGTACAGGCACGAGCCCAACTTCGCGGTCGAGGTCGTGGTGGCCGCGTTGAGACTGACGTGGGTGTAGCCCTCGCCTAGCTGCGCAGCCGAGACCTCGATCACGACGATGTTCTGCTTGTCGCCGTACGTCGCGCCCGTGAGCGTGACCTCCGAGGCAACGCTCTGGCTGACGCGAGTCCACGTCTCGTCGTTGTCCAGAGTGGCCTCGGACTTGATGTAGAAGTGGTCGACGCCCACCGAGTCGGAGACAGCAGCCGCGTCGAGGTCGTTCGACGTGCCGCCCGTGTAGGCGGTGTGCTGCTGGAGGTCGAGGACCAGGTCCTCCGTGCCACCCGCGCCGAGGAACACGACGAAGGTGATGGCGTCGGCACCGCTCATGGCGATGCGCTTGCCGGTGGCGCCGTTGGCGGTGTCGAGGTCGACCGGGGCCCAGCCCGTGCCGATGTCGAACAGCCTGCCGAGTGCTTCCATTTCTCTCCCCTTCCAAGGGGTTCGGCCTACCGGGACGACGTGCTCGCCCCTCGGCTTAGATCACGTCTTGGGTGAGGCCCGGCTGACGGGAGATCAGCCGGGCCGTCCGCATCAGGAGCGGGTCTCCAGCTGGATGTAGGCCGACAGCGTCGGGCCACCGTTCTCCGGGGTGAGCGGCGAGAGCATGGTCGGCGTGCCGTCCACGCGCTCCAGGATCCGGAACTGGGTCTTGTCGGAGGAGAACTTCGCGTGCTCGGACGACTCCAGCGTCATGACCTGGGTGTCGCCGATGGCGTACTGGCTGAAGTCCACAAGGGACACATCGCCCTTGGTGCCCAGCGTCGCCGGAGCCTTGCGGCTCATGATGACCGGCAGGCCCAGCAGGGTCAGCTGCGGACGGCCGTGCGCGTCCGGCATCCACACAGCTGAACCACCCGTGCCAACGGGCAGCGCCATCGTGGCGAGCTCGACGAACGCGTCCGGCGTGGCGACCCACACCGCGGTGTCCATGGACTCCGGGAGCAGACGCGAGTACATGGTGACCGCGTTGATCCAGGTGAAGCCCGAGGTCTGGCCGGACTCCTTGGAGACGGTGATCAGCGCGGGGTTGTCGGCGTGCAGCGCACCGAGCGGCTTGGCGACACCGTTGCCCTTGATGAACGCGCGGTCCTCGAAGTCGGTGATGCCAGCGGGAAGCGTCTTCTTGATCCACGCCGTGAAGCCGCCCCAGTCGCGGACCAGCTCGTTCGGCACGGTCGCGAGACCGGCCAGCTTGTGGGCGTTCAGGGCCACGGACGCGAACGAGGCGCTGGTGTCCGGGATCTCCTCGCCCTCGTCGACCCAGAAGAACTGGATGCCGCCGTAGACCTCGCCGACCTCGGTGGAGAAGTCGGTGGCGGGGAAGCGCAGCTTGCCCGTGGCCATCGGCACGACCATCGCGCGGGGACGCACGACGGACTTCTCCAGGCTGATGGACAGGATGTCCGAGCGGAACTCCTCGGGAACCAGTAGACCGCCCTCGGAGGGCACCTTCTCGCTGTAGTTCTGGAGCGTCTCCAGCTTGGCCAGCAGATCCTTGTTCTTCGCACCGTGCACGGCGACGGCCATGAACTCCGCGACGTCGCTGAACACACCGTTGAGCCCGGCGCCGACGGCCCTCGGGTTGTTGAGCACCAGGGACGACTGGTGGCTGGCACGCGCCTTGTCGACCAGGTCGAGGCGGTTGGAGACGGAACCGTCTTCAACGCCGTTCTTCTTGAACATTTCGAGGACCGAGGCCTCAATCTGCTCGGTGAGCTCGGCCTTGAGCGTGTCCATCGTCTTGTTCTCGGAGCTGCGGTAGCTGTCCACGGCAGCGCGGAAGGACCCGTTCTCAGCCGCCGCGCGCCACTTCTCGAAGGTGTCGAACTGCGCGAGGTACTCCTCGAACTCCTTCGGAGTGGTGGGGGTCGCCGTCGTCACGGTCATGCCAGAGCCTCCTTGAGGGAATCAGCGAACCCCGCGCCTTCGGTCTGGGGAGCCGTGTTCATCGCCACCGCCGGAACGGCAGCAGGTTGGGTGAGTGCGTCGAAGATGGACAGGTCGAGCGCGTTGTCCGCCTTGCCAGCGGAGGCGACCTCGTCAACGAGACCGGCCGCCAGCGCTTCCTTGGCGTTGAACCAGGTCTCGGCGCGCATCTTGGTGCGCCAGGACTCGGTGGTTCCGCCGGCCTTCGCGGCGTACATCTCGGCGATGACGTCCGAAAGCAGGTCGAGGACATCGGCGGCGTCACGCATGTCCTGGGCGTTGCCCACGCACAGGGCGCTGCCCTCGTGGATCATCATCGTGGCGTTGGCCTCGATGACCACGTGGTCGCCCGCCATGGCGATGAACGAGGCGGCCGACGCAGCGTTCCCGTCGATCCGCACGGTGACGGTGCCCTTGTGGTTGCGCAGCAGGTTGTGGATCGCCGCGCCCTCGAAGATGTCGCCGCCGGGGCTGTTGATGTGCACCGTGACGTCGCCGAGCCCGTTGAGGGCGTTGGCCACGTCCTTGGCGATCACGCCGTCCCAGCCACCGATGCGGTCGTAGATGTAGAGGGCAACCGCGCCGTCCTCGTTGGTGGGCTTGAGATCGCGCTTCTGTGTGGGTGCGCCCGCCAGGTTCTCCACCCTGGTGCGGATCGACCCGAGAAGCTGCTCCACGCGCTGCTTGTTCACGCCAGGGCTCCCTTCAGCTCGGCCCCGAAGTTGTTGTCCTGCTGCTGTGGCGCCGTCGTCCTCATGGGAGGGAGACCTGCCTGGATCGCGGCGTCGTCGGGATGCACACCCGCGTCGACCAGCGTCTTGTAGACCTCGGCTGCGGCCTTGAGGTCATCCCGCTCCGCTTCGCGGTCAGCAGGCACCGGGTTCGTGTAGACGAGCGACAACTTGCCCAGGCCGCGGTCGGGGAACTGCGGCAGGTACTGGTTGTTCAGCAGGCCCTTCCACCGGTCCAGGCGAGTGACGGTGATGGCCTCGGCGTACCAGGCTTTCGCGGCGTCGGCCGTCGCGCGGTTGACGTCGTCGACATCACCGACGGCGAACTTCGGCATGCCGAACGCTTCGCGGATGGTGGTCTTGTCGAGCTGGGCGATCTCGACGAACTGCATGTCGCGCTGGGAGATCTTGAGGTCGATCCACTCCATCTCCCCCTCGATCATGCCGACGCGACCGGCGTTGGAGACGCCTTGGTGCGACTCGTTCCACCGCTCGCGCCACTTGTCCCACTCGCGCTGCTGCATCTTCTTGTTGACCTTGACCAGGCCACCGGGCAGCGCGTTGTTGCGGAAGAAGGCGTTGTTCCACTCGGCGCCGTAACGGACGCTGTCGAGGGTGTTCATGATCGACTGGACGGCGCCCATGCCCCGGTAGGGGTCGGTCGGGTTGGGCATGCGCTGGAACAGCACGTCCTTGCGGTCCAGCGGCACCTGCTCACCGCTCGGTCCGGTGTAGATGAAGCCCAACAGGAAGTTCTTCGGGCTCGTCACCGGCTCCATGCGGTCAGGACGCACGGGCCACAG